GGGCCTGGAGAGAGCCAATGGCTTGATCCTTGGCGGCAAGCTGATCAGCGAGGGAGCGGTTTGCGAGCGTGAGCTCTTGGATCTTTTGAAGCGCACCGTCGAGACGCGCTTTCTCAACAAACCCATCGGGCGACTGGTGGGTCGTTCCAGTCGTCGTACCAGGCGTTGACGCCGGATTGGCATTGGCCGGATCGGGCGTTACGGGGTTGGGGTCAGGCATTGTCTGTCTCCTTGAGTTTCCGTTGTCGGAAACTACTCTTCGATATATTCCCGGTCTCGCCACTGAGCGACGGCTTTTCCAAAGTTGCGGTGAAAGGGGATCATCTCAACGGTCAGACCGAAATTGGTAATGGTAGCCAGGGCGATCCCTTGCTGCCAATCCGGGTGTAGGACAAACTCGGGCTCCAGGTTGTCAATAAGCCTCACCGGCTATCCTGGTTCAAATCGGGAGTGCTGCGCGGGTGAATGCCACCCGGCATAGCTTGGTTTTGCGCGGATTGCTTGCCGCGCAAACGCTCCAAAACCGCCAGCACTTCATCCTGAGAGCCCAACTGCTCAAGACCTTTGATAATTCGCGAGACTTCCGGCAAACCTCTCCCAAGCATGGCTTGGGCTGTTTCCATACTGATTTGCGGAGGGGTTAGCTCGGACAACTTCACAACCTCGTCGACGACCGAAGATCGCTCGCGAGGCAGGATGCGGTGATACCCAACGGCCAGAGCGCGATCGTAAAGAACTTTCGCAATGCCGCTGTCGAGATCGGAAAACTTCTTTTGTGCAAGCATGCGCCCGGTGATGTGCATGGCCCGCTTGATACCCGTGGTCATGTAGGCTCTTGAGCGACGCAGGGCTTTCAACAAAGGCCATAGGCGGATTTCCAACGTGGCGCCAGATCGTTGCCCGCCGCCATCGTCCTCTCCGAACGCGATGGGTGGAGCGAAAGACGATGTACGCGTCCAGTCGTACAAGAACTTGACGTACTCGAAGGCCTGGGGGGATACCGCGTGCTCGGTTTCGAGAATGGCAACCTCGGGTTTATTGTTGCCCATCGTGCGCCCGAAATCCCAGAAAGCCCACGGGGCAATGGGGAAGTTCGTCGCATTGAAATTCTTCGGTAAATTCGAGCCGTAAAAGATGGGGTGCATGTGGTAGTTGAGCGCGTCGCTAACATCTGCCAGGCGCATATTCAACTCATCCTGGGGAGCATAGATGTCGCCGGCGAGGCTCTCTCCCCACCAGTCGGTCGTGCGCATGCGCGGGATATACACAAACGGCACCACAGCATAGGGATTGATGCCAGAGGACCCGTCAATTCGGCGCCCGTCCACCGTAGTTTCGTGAAGGAACTGGGTCCAATGTTCAACCTTGACAAGATAGGACTTCCCCTCCGCCTCGATGCCGTAGCGCTGCTTCGCCTGCTCCGGGCTGATCTGGGAAACGTACCAGCACTCAATGATGACATCCGGGTCTTCCGGGTCGAAGACGGGATAGAAACCGTCGATCGGCACATGAACCCAGCGGACGTGCGAACGGAGCGGGAAAGTGGTGGTAATGCGCATTACGGCCGCGCCGTACAAATTGCGATCGAAATCCAATTCCCACAGCATCGATTGGGCGTTGCTGTCATCCAGCACTTGAGCCAGGTACACGGCAGCTTGCCGGTCGATGGAATTCTCGCCGCCAGTAAGATTATTGGGCTCAAAGAGAATGATCGGGCCGCCCTCTTCCCATTCCCCAAACGCGGCATCCGCCATCGTCAAGGTCAGCATTTTGACAAGATTGACGCCAATGGGGTACAAGAGAGGCGAGCCCTTCTGACCCTGCTCGGTCTCGACCAGTTCGCGGAAAATGTCCCCGCTGTAGTATTTCAACGCCTTGGCGTGGCTCTCCCTGGCTGCCATCCAGGTTTGGCGAAGATATGGACTGGCGTTGGACAGGTCACCGATCTGGTCTGGGGTTAAAACAATCTGGTCAGGGAACATGCAGCCTCTCAAAAAAAAGAGAGCCCCATTTCTGGAGCCCTCCGTTTGTATGGTCGGGCTAAAGTTTTATCTTTTTGGTGAACGAAATTCCCCTAAAAACACCCGGGACTTCCATGAGAACCGGCTCGCCCTCGTGGACAACAATATGGGAGATGTGGCAAATTCCCTCTTGCAACAATATGTCCAGAAAACGCCTCTGGCGAGGGGAGACTGCCCGCTCAACGGTGTCGCTGCCAGCGATCGAGACGTCGTAAAGATCGCCGAACCCGATTTTTAGAGCCAAATCAAGCAAGTCGGCCTCCCCGGAGCGCAAAAGCAACACTTGATCGGGCATTCTGGCTAAATTATCCCACAAAGTACCCATATTGTCAAGGTTATTGGCCTAATGGAAGTCAATTATTCCGATATTTCCGACATCAGAAAGTGTAAATCACGACTGCCTGCCAAATGATCGAGTTGTTCTCATCCGGCGATTTCGATAATTGGGCCCGGAACCGCCAATAGCTCGATGTTCTGGCGAGGAACCACGCGCCATGTAGCACAGCATGGCCATCATCATAACAATATCCTGCGCGATTTTCTTGTCCTCCTCGCGTTTGTAGATCGATAGCTGGTGGAGAAGCCCCTGGATCATCGGGTAACGAATGTTGTGGCTGGTAATCGACATCAAGAGCGAGTTCAGCATCCCGTCTTTGAGCGTTCCGAAGTTTAGACCATCTTCAACCAGGCCGAAGTTCTCGAACCCGAGCTCGTCGATGGCTTTTTGCGGCCCGGTGGCGTCGATGGCCTTGTTGACCACTGCGTATTTCTCCGCAACGTTCATGTATTCCGCCAAGAAGGGGCGGTACGAGCCCTGCCCGCTGATCCACGAGAAATAAACCAGCCGGAACGGCCGCTTGGCAATGTCCAAAACCCCAATGCAAGGCGAATTTCGGCGCGGCGGGATGTCGGTTCCAGGATCTCCGGCGACGATATACAGCCCGTTTGGGCTGGGCGGGGTCTCGAAGTGCACGATACCCACCCGTGGCCACTCCTCGTAGACATATCCCTTTTTGGGATTTCCTCTTTCGGGGCGAAGAGCTTCGTCAATCTCGTCATTCATGGAAGCATCTACGCAGGCTTGCACATGACCAAGCGGGAACATGCTCAAGCCGTAGTCTGGGAAGAAGCCCTTGAGCTCGACATCGATAAGTTCCGGTGGATACTCGGCTTCCATCAGGGAAATTTGCTCCGCCGATAGATGCTTATTGTCGTAGGTCGACATCCGCATCGAGAAATACTGCTTGAGAGTTTCGGGAGTGGCTTTCGGACCTCCGATCAACCCCTTCTCGAAGCGCTCTCGCAGCCACACGGAGGCGGTGGGCGTCCCGGTGCAATCCAGGCGGGCCATACGTTGCGCCCCATCTGCTCTCACGCCTCTCAGGCGCCCTCTCAATACCCGCACTGCCTCCCCGTCGGTATCCAGGCCGGGCTCGTCATAGTTGATCCGATCGTACTCGTGGCCTCGGATGAACTTCGCTCCCTGTCCGGCGGTCCTGAACGAGTAAGTCGACCCATTCCAGAAAGTGATCAATGGATAGGGGCGCAGGGTGATGTCGACGATGAGTCTGTCGAGGCGAGAGTTATTGGCGCGCCACGTATCGACCATCTCGAAAGCCAGCTCGGCCTGCTTTGCCGTGACAGAAGCGTTCAGAGCCAGGAAGAAGGGCAGCGAGACGCAATCGATAACGTTTGAGGCTGCCACCATGGTCGTCTTGCCGGCGCCAACACCGGCGATGGCGGTCACATTTCCGATGGGAACATGATGGAAGATGTACTGGTAATCAAGCGGGCTCCACCCCAAATACCACTGCGTGGCAAGGTGGTAGCCACCGTTGCCGCGCAGCCCAATCTTCAGCATAGCCTCATCGCTGCTGGATAGTCGCATTTTCTACCAGCTCTCAGGGGCTGCATCGTGCAAGGTGCTTGTCTCGCTCATTTCGTCATAATGGTAGTAATAATTCAAAATCTCGCGCAGTTCTTGCGGCTTGATGACATGGGACTGCGCCAAGTCGTGGTGGTATCGGCACAGGCAAATCAGATTTTCGAGACTATCGTCTCCGCCAGCGCCAACGGTCTTTATGTGATGGGGGTCGATCCCTTCTACACAGCGCCCATCCTTGCGAAAAAGACCAACCAGGCAGGCGCCATCTCGATTTCTCGCTCTTATCCTGGCGTCGTCGTCAACTTTGCGCCGGACTTTGAGCGCTGGCTTTGCGCCACGATGGCTCTTTGCGCTTGGGTGTACTGAGGATTGCATACAATTCGCTCGGCTTTCTAAGTTCCTGGATGGCAATTTCGTGGCAAGGGGTCGTGCGCGCCTTGGAGATATTGACCGGGGCGTTCAGGATGTCATCGCGGGTAGCGAATCCGACGACGAGAGCCCGCCGACTTTCAAGATCAACCTGGGTCAAAAGGACAAAGTCTGCCTTGACCCGCTTCCAATGGGGCCACTGAAGATAGCGGTGGTGTGGGTCCAGCTTGGTTGTCTTGACGTCAATTCGCCAACCTTCGATCCGAATGTCCACCCCGCCATCGAAATGCGTATGCAGGTGCTCTGGTACGGCGAAAAATCTACGAGCCGCCAATTCCCCGGCGGCTCCCATCACCTCGATGTCCGTACCGTACCAATCGACGTGGCGAACAGTGATGTTGTTTCGCAGTCGCTCCCTGGCGACGTGCTCGATGTAGGGCCACTGTTTCGATAAGTCCATCGCTACCCGGCAAGTTCCTCGGCCGCGAACCCAGACTGGGTCGCCCCCTGCTTGATCGCGAGATAGGTGGCCTCGATGACTTTGTCGATTTCCTCGTATGTCACCGGGATGCCGTGTTTATTCGCATATTGCGTCAGCTCGGCGATCGCACGGTCTGTCTTGTCGAGGCCGGCCCAATCGGCGAAGACGGGGTTTTGCGCCAGCCAACCGACGGTAGCCCAGGCGTATTGCTTGAATTTTCCGTATGCCGTTTCGCCGATCTTTTTCTCAAGCAGGCTGTTCAGCTTGGGGAACAGGTAGGCAACCGCTGCGGTCAACAAGATCGACAACAGCATAAAGCCAACCTGGACCAACTGGGAGAGAAATGCTTCTTTCATACAAAATCCTTTCACGGAAGATAAATTTCCTCTATAGAGGATTAAGAGAAAGTAATGCTAAGGAATGAAATACAACTATGTAGATATTGATTTAGATAAGTTAATAGCATTACTTCCTTCTGGAACACTTGCCGTTATAGTGTAACCAGATTGTTCCAGTCTGTCAAGGTTTGGAACAGTGGGCGGCCTATTGGTTGTCAGTTGCCCCATTTTATGATACGATACTAAACGACATCCACCCTTGAGCAGCAGCTCCAGGGCCTCTGCCAACCTGCGTGTCTTGGGAAGTAATGCTGTGCGAGAAATATGCCGGGTTTTGGCAAGGTGTTGTTTCAAAAAAATCAGCCGAAGAAGCACATTTCCCAATTATCTGACATGGCAACTCTCCTTCGACAAAGCATAAGAACACCGAGATTTTGACCTGCGGGGGCAGGAGTGGCTATATGTCTATATTATCCACTTGCAAAGTGAGCCACCCACCCCCCCTCCTCTTCCCGCCGCTGGGCGGCGCAAGCGTGTCGTATGTGCTTGCTGCGCTCCCCAGCGTCAGCTTCAGATGCCTACGGCGTTCTCTTCTTGAACAGGGTCATTCCTGTATCTTACGAAAGGAGAGCAGAAATGGATAAAACAACTGTCGTGAACTTGCGCCATGAGAAGTACGACGTGTACATCGGACGCGCCGGGCATGGCAAAGATGGCTATTTCGGAAATCCGCATCCGATCGGGTGGTGCAAGACATGCGGTCGAACGCACGATCGGAAAGATTGCATCGCGGCGTTCAAGCAGACGTTCTGGCATCGCGTCAATACGGACAAGGTGTATCGCGCCCGCGTCATGGAGCTGCGTGGCAAGATCTTGGGTTGTTTCTGTAAGCCGGAAGTGTGTCATGGT